AGGGTGGCTGCATTTCAGTGGATACATAAATATAATGGGAAGGAATACTTCTTCCGTAAACTCGACGTGGTTTCCTCTGGTAACCGTGACGCAGACGGAGATACGTTTGCCATCTCTGGTACTAAAATGCGAAGAGCAGCATTTGCTGATGACTTTGCTACCTTTCGACAAGGTATTCCCCGAGCATTAAGCGACGGAGAATGCAAGAAACTAATGAAAGAAATCGCTGACGCTTTACCATCGAACTTTAAATGAAGAGTCTACACGACATCCGCGACTTCCAAAAAGCAATCCTAGAAGATTGTGGTAAGTCTGCTAAGAATGAAGAAAGATATTGTCGCCTCTGTGGCAAGCGCGAGAAGCGTTCTGTTTGTGGCTACGGTCCCGCTGGATGGGACAAGTACTCAGTCAAGGACGCTACCGACGCAGAGAAAGAAGCTGCTGCAGAAGATGCTGGCATTGTAGAAGAAGAGACTCTCCACGAAGTTGCACCTCCGTCTGCTAAAGCAGAAAGAATGGTGAAGCATATCAAGAAAGGTTATTCCAAAGATGGCAAATTGACCGATAAAGAAAAGTCAATTGCATATGCTACAGCCTGGAAGCATCACAACAAAAAAGAAGAAGTCGAACACGCTGGAGATTATAAAGGACCTCTGTATGCCCCCCACCCCGATCTTGCTAAGAAGCGAAAAGAATTGGGACTGGACGAAGGAGCTGCCTGGACTAAGAAGTCAGGTAAAAATAAAGAAGGAGGGCTCAATGAAAAAGGACGCAAGTCTTATGAGAGAGAAAATCCTGGAAGCGACCTTAAGGCACCATCGAAGAAGGTTGGAAATCCCCGTCGGGCATCCTTCTGTGCTAGAATGAAGGGAATGAAATCAAAGCTGACTTCTAAGAAGACAGCATCTGATCCTGATAGCAGGATCAATAAGTCCCTTCGTAAATGGAATTGCTGATATGAAATCTTTCCGACAGTTTAGACAAAACATTCAGGAGAGATTTGAGAAAGATATCCACGAAGACTACAGAAAAGATATTATTTTTTCTGAAGGAGATTGGGTGCAACATATGTCTAATGGTAAGACGGGTAAAGTCATTCGTCGTGGTCCGAATTATGTTATTGCACTCACAGAAGAACAAAAAATCTTCAGGGCGTGGGTAAAAGACCTCCAAGAACACTCTGTTCTATAAATAAAAGTACACCAATTTTAGTAAGATGAAGTCATTCAAAAAGTTCCTCGACGAGGCGCTTGAGTTTGCCCCTGAGGCTACCTCCGAAGTGGAGATTATGCCTGAGATTGACTCAGATTCCTCTGATCCTAAAGAAATTAAACTGAAGAAGAAGCGTGTTAAGAAAGAATCTGCTTCTGATTCTGAGTACGTTCTCGAAATCGATGGCGTTGAGTATGATCTCCAAGAGGTCAAGATGGATGGCGTCGATGACAACGGCAACACTAAGTGTTGGAAAGGATACAAGAAAAAAGGCACCAAAATTAAAGGTGGCAAGGAAGTTAACAACTGTGTGAAAGCAGGTTTTGAACCTGAAGGTGAAGAAATCGCTGAGAAGAAACTTGACCCCGTGGGCAAGGAAGATGGTGACGTTGACAACGATGGTGATAAGGATAAGTCCGATAAGTATTTGATGAATCGCAGACGTGCCATTGCTAAAGCAATTGGTAAGAAAAAGAAGTAAGTCTAAATAGCTCTAGTTCGCTATTATTGCTATGTTAGCCTTTTTACTCCCCCTCGCGTCAAAGGTAATCAGAGATGCTGTCGCCCAAATTCCTGAGAATGAAGAACTCGGTGAAAAGTTGGTTGAGATCTGTCTTGTTATCCTTGCTAAAGCGGTTAAGTTAACCAAAACTGATATGGATGACAAACTCTTAGAGGTTGTCACCAAAGCAATCGAAGCACGCGAAGAGGAAGCGTGATTCTAGACAGGGCGGTTCTTCCGCCCTTTCTTTTTTTATAAATAAACCTAGACTAGTTGTTTATAGGGTTAAAAAATGCCTGTTGTCGATCCGAATAATTGGGTCCCTCAATATGATGCGAGGGAAGACCAAGAAACTATCACGCCTATTACCCAGGCTGATGGTTCTGTCCGCTATTTTCAGGGCAACTATGATGAAGTTGGCGAAATCGATCGCGTCATCATCAGAAACCCTGGTAAGTATGCTGCAGGTGTCACTCCCAGAGTGCGTCTCGTGGACGAGAACGGAGATGAAGTCGCCGCTAATGGTGCTGCTTTCCGTTTGATGATGTCTTCCAAAGGAGAAGTCCTTGAAGTTGAAACAGGTGGTCGCGGTGCTGAAGGTAGAGACTTCACCGATGATATGGATATTGAGTTTGTTGTGGAAAATGCTTCCGACTGCTTGGTTCCTGCCAAAGCCCGCGTTGTGATTAAGCGTGGTCAGTGGATGGATCATCTCTCTGCTTCTGACGTTGACCGCATCAACGCTCGCGCTCGTTCTTATTTTGAAGAGGACAAGCGTAAGACCGCACGTATGAATGAGAACATCCGTGTTGGCACCACTGACTATAAGGGTTCTGGTGATACTATCCTGTCTCGCGATAGTATCAAAGGTATGCCTGGTATGTGATTTTAATAAATACTTCTAAAGACTTAGTAAGATGTCACTCTACAAATCTGAAGATAGCAATGCCGCTAAGGCGGCTGTAGAAAAGACCATTGCCGCTGATGAAAGTGGCGCTACCGTGGTGTTCATCGACGCCACTGAGGCAGGTCTCGCTGCTAACCGTGAGCGTGGTCTGGTTTCTCCTGGTTGGTGGTCCTATCAGACTTACACCGATGCTGCTGGTAAGACCCGTCACAAGGCAGAGTGCCTGGTGAACATCCAAGATCCCGAGGCTAACACCGCTGAGACCCAGGCAGACGACTCTATCGCCGCAGACGTTGCAGCAACTATTGCAATCGCTGTTCAGCCTGCTGACGCTTCCGTCGCTGTGGGTGCTGCAATGACCTTGAGTGTCACTGCTACTTCTACACCTCCTGGTAACTCTTCTCTCCTCACTTTCCAGTGGCAGAAGAAAGATGGCAACCGTTTCAAGAACATCTCTGGTGCTACCGCATACCAGTATCAGGTTGCTACCTACGCTGCAGCAAATGCAGGTGTTTACCGCGTGAAGATCAACTCCACCAACGGTGCACCAGAAGTCACCTCTGACACCGCTACTATTACTACTGCAGAATAATGAACTAAGAGGATGATATTTGACTACCTAAATGATGAAAACTTTCTCCTCTTTGCTTCACAGCACTACCAAAATCCTCAAGGAATCACATACGATGACTTCCTTGAGGATTTGAAGCGCTTTAAGTATATTAAGCGGTTGCTTAAGAGATATACAAAGACAGGTGAACTGAAGACACACCTGATCTTAAATCACATCATCGTGTTGTATAATGTCTTCGGGGATGCTTCGACTCCAATGCTGTTTCATAAGATTGATCAGCAGTATTGGAGCATATTGAAGTCATTCCTCAAGTATCTAAGCCGTCTACCAGAAGGTTTAGATGACCCCTATATAGATACATATACTTTAGACGAGCTTAATCTACTATGAATGAGGATGCACCTGTAAATTCAGCTGGCGATGGCAGCAGAGTTGCACTGCCTCCTGCTCACGTCATTGTTGGAAAACGCTCACGCACTAAATATAGGAAGAATAGTGACCGTAAGTATGACGGTCGCACCAAAGCTGGTCGAAAGCTGGTTTCCCGTGTTTTACTGAACAGAAACAAGAAAATGTCTGAGGAACTTACTAAACTTACCGAAGCCCCCACTGAAACTGAGCGTGCTCAAAAGCAAATTGCTCAGCAAAAGAAACTCGGTCGTCAGAAAGAACTTCAGAAGAAGCGTGACGAAGCCAAGGGCAAGATGCAGTCCAAGACGAAAGAAATGGACACCCTTATGAAGGCACGTCTTAGTGACTTCAAAAAGAAGGCGTCTGATCAACAAAAGAAACTCAAGAAAGAGGAATTTATTATGGAAAACGATGTGCTTACAGTGGCAACTCAACTCGCCGCTGGTGAAATTGGTGACACTCAAGGTTTTGCTGACGTGACAGTTGGCGACAAGACCATTAAGATGGACGAGTACTCCGCTAAGAAGACGGTTGCTGTTCATCAGGCATTGGATCCTGCGAATCAAATTAAGTTTCAGCAAATGCTGAACCAGTCCCCTGAAACATATCTTGCCGCTCTCGATTTTGCTGTTCGCCAAAACTGAGGTGAACAATGGCAGATGTCAACACCGCTATTCTTGAGCGGCTTGAAGTAGTAGTTACATCGCTTCAGGAAAATTCCATTAAAATGGGTCAGATCCTCGCTGTTCACCAGGAGAAACTGGAACAGCAGGAAAAGGCAGATGACATACTGTTTGAGAAAATTGATCACATCCACAAGGATCTCCACGTTAAGACTGACGAGATCAAGAAAGGATGTGAGCGTGATATAATGATGGTGAAAGGGCAGATAGAATCTGTAGAGAAGAAAGTATACGTGGTGATAGGTGCTGTGGCTGTGATCAGTCTCACCGTCAACCCTAGTGTGATTAAGATGCTGAGACCATTGCTATCGGCATCGCAACCTGCTACAATAGAGAGAACGGTTCCAATCTCGGATGAGTTATCTCGATCAGAAATTCGCTATGCTTCTGTCGAGTAGACTCGACAACTTCACAGCAAAGAAGAACGGTCTCTATAACTTTAGGTGCCCCTACTGCGGTGACTCCCAGCGTCGGAAGTCCAAGATGCGGGGGTACCTTTTTACTACGAAGACTGGTCTCGTATACAAGTGCCACAACTGTGGTGCGTCTAAGGCTTTCCATTCATTCCTTAAGGATCAGGACTCACGTCTGTTTAAGGAGTACAATATGGAAAAGTTTAAGGACAATGTTGGATCTAAGCGTCAACGGAAACCACTGGATACCAGCGTTTTCAAAAAACCTGTGTTCAAACAGAAGAAAAAGGTTGATCTCCCATCCTGTTCTGAGCTAAATAAGGGACACCCCGCCCGAGAGTATCTTGAGAAACGAGGTTTAGAAGGTTCTCTGTCAAAGTTTTACTACGCAGAAAAGTTCAAAGAGTGGACAAACTCTTTGAAGCAAACTTATGACACAATAGGCAGAGATGAACCTCGGATTGTCATTCCTTTGTTAGATGAGGACGGTAATCTATTTGGATTTCAGGGAAGGTCCCTCAACCCTAACGACAAGCTGCGGTATGTCACCGTGATGCTTGTCGAAAACGTACCTAAAGTATATGGATTAAGTGAAATCGACCCAGAAAAACCAGTCTACGTCACCGAAGGACCATTCGACAGTCATTTCCTTAGAAATGCTATTGCTATGTGTGGTAGCGATGTTGACCTTAGCTCTTTCAATTATCAATTTGTCTTCGCGTTCGACAATGAACCCAGAAGCAAAGTCATCGTTGAGAAGATTGCTAGAGCCTCCAAGCAAGGTCATAAGGTAGTTGTTTGGCCAAGTAATATACAACAAAAAGATCTCAATGATATGGTTCTAGCAGGACACGATGTCGAGTCTGTGGTAGAATCGCATATATTCTCAGGTTTAGAAGCCCAAGTAAAATTATCTGAATGGAAACGAGTATGATGGCGACAGAATCGCTCAAAGTTATTAAGCGCAACGGTCTTCCCGAACAGTTGAATCTGGAAAAGGTTCATACTATGGTTGAAGAAGCTTGTTTGAACCTGGCAGGTGTTTCTGCCAGCGCAGTGGAAATCAATTCCAACCTGCAATTCTTCGATGGTATCACCACCGAACAAATTCAAGAGATTCTGATCAGGTCTGCTGCAGATTTAATTGATCTGGAGCATCCTAACTATCAGTATGTTGCAGCCCGTTTGCTCAACATCTCGCTACGTAAAAAATTATTCGGTAGAAACCGACGACATCCTACTATCTTCCAGCACGTCTTGGAAGGATGTAGAAAAAATATCTATGATGGCGAACTTCTGACCGCTTATAATGATATTGAGTGGGACAGAATCAATGGTTATATTGATTACACTCGTGATGAATTGTTTACATATGCTGGTTTACGACAAGTCGTAGATAAGTACTTAGTACAAGATAGAAGTACAGGTGAGGTTTACGAATCTCCCCAGCAAATGTACATCTTGATTGCAGCAACCATCTTCAGCGTGTATCCACGAGAGACACGGATGAAGTACATCAAAGATTACTACGATGCAATCTCCAAACACCAACTCAACCTCCCAACACCAGTTATGGGAGGAGTTAGAACACCTATTAGGCAGTACGCAAGCTGTGTTCTTGTTGATATTGATGACACCCTCGATAGCATCTTTAGCAGTGATATGGCTATTGGCAAATACGTTGCACAGAGGGCAGGAATTGGCATCAATGCAGGTCGAATCCGTGGCATCAACAGTAAAATCCGAGGCGGAGAAGTTCAACACACAGGTGTTGTACCGTTCCTCAAAAAGTTTGAAAGCACTGTCAGATGCTGCACTCAAAATGGCATTAGAGGTGGATCAGCGACTGTCCACTTCCCAATCTTCCACCAAGAAATCGAAGACATCCTCGTCCTGAAGAACAATAAGGGTACTGAAGACAACCGTGTCCGTAAACTGGACTATAGTATTCAGATCTCTAAGCTGTTCTACCAGCGCTTCATCGATAACGAGGTGATCTCTCTGTTCTCTCCTCACGATATCCCTGAGGTTTACGAAGAGTTTGGTACAGAGAACTTTGACAATCTCTATATCGAAGCAGAAGCAAACGACAGCATTCCTCGTAAGGAAGTTAATGCACAGGAACTCTTCTTAGCCCTCCTGAAGGAGCGTGCTGAGACTGGTCGTATCTACATTATGAATATCGACCACTGTAATGAGCACTCTTCTTTTGATATCCCTATCAAGATGAGTAATCTGTGTCAGGAGATCACACTTCCGACTGATCCTCTGCAGCACATCGATGGACAAGGTGAGATCGCCCTGTGTATTCTCTCTGCTGTTAACCTCAGCAAACTGAAGAACTGGGATCACCTGCGTCGTCTCTGTGACCTCGCTGTACGCTCCCTGGACGTGCTTGTGGACTATCAGAAGTACCCTGTTAAGGCTGCTGAAAATAGCACCCGTCAGAGACGCTCTCTGGGCATTGGTTACATCGGACTGGCACATTACCTTGCCAAACTGGGATTCAAATATGACTCCTGGCAGGCACATAAGGCAGTCCACCTGCTGTCTGAGAAGTTCCAGTTCTTCCTGTTGGAATCTAGCCTGCAACTTGCTAAGGAGTATGGTCCTTGTGATGCATTTGAGCAGACTAAGTACTCTCGTAAAATTCTCCCGATCGATACATATAAGACAGAGATCGATGAATTTTGCCGAGATGATAAGGATCAGAAGTTCGAGCTTACGATGCCCTGGGAAGACCTCAAGGAAGAGATCTGGAACCACGGCTTGCGCAACTCAACTCTGACCGCGCAGATGCCATCGGAGTCCTCCAGCGTTGTCTGTGGGACCACCAACGGAATCGAACCACCCCGTGACTATCTGTCCGTTAAGAAGTCTAAGAAGGGTGTACTGAAGCAGATCGTACCACAATATAACGCACTTAAGAACAACTATACATTGCTCTGGGATATGCCTGACAACGATGGGTATATCAAAGTTGTAGCAATTATGCAGAAGTTCTTTGATCAGGCAATCAGTGGTAACTGGTCTTACAATCCGTTGAATTACGAAGGAAACGAAGTACCTGTCTCTGTTATGGCGCAGGATCTTCTCAAGACATACAAGTATGGCTGGAAGACCTCGTACTATCAGAACACTTACGACAACAAAACTGATGATGATACGACTGAAAAGTCGAATGTGGATATCTTAGAACAAATCTATGCCACCGAAGGAGACGAACCCTGTGACAGTTGCACGATCTAAAGTAGAAGGAATGACAGTTTTTAATCAGCAAGCGAATGATTACAGTAAGCAACCGATGTTCTTCGGTAAACCTTTAGGAGTACAACGTTACGACAAACAAAAGTATCCTGTATTTGAGAAACTCACTCAACAACAACTCAGTTATTTCTGGAGACCTGAAGAGGTCTCCCTCCAGAAAGATAGGTCTGATTATCAGACACTCAATGATGCTCAAAAGCACATCTTCACCTCCAATCTTAAGTACCAGATCCTCTTGGATTCTGTACAAGGGCGTGGTCCTGGGATGGCTTTTATGCCTTACTGTTCACTACCTGAACTTGAGTCTGCAATGACGGTGTGGGAGATGATGGAGATGATCCATTCACGCTCCTACACCTACATTATTAAGAATGTGTATAGCGATCCCACTGAGGTCCTTGAGCACATTACAGATAATCGTAAGATTCTGGACCGCGCAGAATCCGTCACGATGGCTTATGATGAGTTCATCAATGCCGCACAAGAGTACGGCACTGGTAACCTCTGGAAGTCTGACTGGAAAGACTCCCCTACATCACAATGGACACTCCGTGACCTCAAGCGTAAACTCTATCGTGCAGTCATCAATGTCAACATCCTGGAAGGGATTCGATTTTATGTCTCGTTCGCGTGCTCTTTCGCATTTGCTGAACTCAAGCTTATGGAAGGATCCGCTAAAATTATCTCTCTCATCGCCAGAGACGAAAGCCAGCATCTTGTCCTCACTCAAAACATTATCAAAAAATGGCAACAGGGGGACGACCCAGAGATGATGGAGATTGCTGAGGAGGAGAAAGAGAACACCCTCGCACAGTTCAAGAAGTGCGTCGAAGAAGAGAAGGAATGGGCTAAGTATCTTTTCAAAGATGGATCCATCCTTGGTCTCAACGATAGACTCCTTGCTAAGTATGTTGAATGGATCGCTAACAAGCGTATGAAATCCATTGGCATTCATCCTGTTTACGATCAACCCCTCAGCAACAACCCCCTGCCCTGGACACAGCACTGGTTGACCTCTAAAGGTATGCAAGTGGCACCCCAGGAGACTGAGGTTGAGTCTTACTTGGTCGGTGGTATCAAGCAAGACGTCAAGAAAGATACGTTTGCTGGTTTCCAACTTTGAGTCTAGACCGTGAAATAAATTTTCTTAAGAAGATTGGGACAGAACAGGTTCCCCACGATCGTGGTAGGAGCCTGTTCGACCACCTTCACGGTGTATACAAACTATTGGAATACCACGGCAGACCACTGCACGAACAACGTGCTGGTCTGTTTCACGCTATCTACGGCACCGAGTTCTTCGGTGTCAATCTCCAAGTTACTAGGGAGATTGTCCAAAAAAATATCGGAGAAGACGCTGAACTTATAGTGTGGACCTTCTGCAATACCGATGGTCGCGACAGAACCATACGGTTTATGGGTGGTGTAGAATTTCCAGAACCTTTGAAGACGTCGTTACGATGGTTGGACTACTGCAATACAGCAGAGCAGCACGCTGGTGATAAAAATCCTATCATCCTCAACGTTTTCTCTTTGTACGAATCAATTCTTTACTGATGGAAGACTGGAAAGCACATCTATTTCGCAATCACACAATTCATCTCAGCAGTGCTGATATGCGTGTGTTGACAGAAGGACCTAAGAGTTTGGCTGATGCCTGGCGTCTCTCTGCACTCAAATTTAAGTACCTCAAATCTAAAACACGAGGTGACACCTGGGAATAAATAATCCCAGCGATACTTCATTATGTGGCTGACTATGAAAACCCCTGGATGTTTGAAGGATCCCCTTTCTTATCTGAGGATATTAACGATCTGTACGGTTTTGTCTACAGGATCACTAATCTCCTCAATGGTAAATCCTACATTGGAAGAAAATACTTTTGGCAACTACGAAAACCTAGAGGTAAAACTAGGCGAGTTAGAAGTGAAAGCAACTGGAAGAAATACTACGGAAGTTCTGATGAACTTAATGAGGAACGCCGTAGAGTTGGAAATAACGCCTTCTTCAAAAGAGAAATACTTTCAGTACAAGCCACAAAAGGAAGAGTTAATTTTGAAGAAACACGTCAGCTCTTTCTCAACAATGTCTTAACCGAGACTCTTGACGACGGGACCCCTGCGTACTATAATAGCAATATACTCGGCAGGTACTACCGCAAAGACTATGGAAGCGACTCAGATCAGTCAGATTGAACACATTCGAGAGTACATCATCGACCGTCTGCACGCCCACTCTGAGGCAAACGATGCTCAAGCTTGCATTGCTTTGATTGAGGAGTGGGAAGACATCCTTGACGAGGCTGCTGATCTGCACGTTGTGTTTATGCCCGCCCTTACTCAGGAAGATTGGGACTTGGGTTAGTAGCTCAGAGGACAGAGCAGCGCTCTTCTAAAGCGTCGGTCGTAGGTTCGACTCCTACCTAACCCGTTATGGAATTATACACACTAGATAACTTTCTTCCTCCAGAGTTACATCGCAAAGCATATCTGTATGCGCAGAACGCTCCTGCTAGATGGGGTGAGTACGATGATGATCCTGCTAAACCATCTGGATCTAGCGTACAAGTATCCGCATCCGAACCGATCTACCAGAAGTTTGAACAAGTCGCACGAGGTGAGTTCAAAGTCCTGGAAGGATTTGATCTTGTTCGTATGTACATCAATGTATTCTTTCCCTCAGAGGTACCACGTTGGCATTTTGACGTGGTACCTATTGATGGGCTTGATGGATATACTGTGCTATACTACCCACATCTAAACTGGGAGCGTAATCAAGGTGGATGTACTGAGTTTTGGGTTGAAGATCACGTATACGGCTCTCTCCCTTTACCTAATCGGGCAATTTGCTTTGAAGGTTCCCAGTGGCACAGAGCCACCGTCTTCCCAGATACAGTCAGATTCACGTTCGCAATGAAATTTGAAAGAGTCACTGACGATACCCTTGATCTGAGGGCATACGGATCATCCAGAAATACTAGATACGATGGCAACTAAAATTTACTACGCTCCCTGCTATCACGCACCAGTAGGGTACATCGAGCAGAATCCCTTAGACAACACAGACATCTGGGATCATCCTCTGCATTCTGAGCACGCCTTCATTCCTCCTATGAGGATGACTGACTATGAAAAAGGTAAGCACGAAGGTCATAGCTACTTTGATTGCCCTGCTTGGAAGAGTTACTGGGCAAACAGTTGGGTTGTATTCAATCAAGTAGACCTGGAGATTGAATATGATAAAGAGTCTGGGATGATTCAGAAGACCAACTTCCAGAATAGTCGCTTCCGTGATCACATTCTGATTAACGAAGGTAAGATTATGGAAGGAGGTGGACAAGTTTGGAGTAGTTCTTACATTGGCACTCCGTACAAAGGTAACTTGGTCTTCCAAATGCCACAACTGTTGTTTATGTGGCTGCCTAAGAAAGAGAAAAACATCTGGTGTGAACTTTCTGCACACCCTGAAACTTTCCACGAGACTGGTCTTGAGTATATCGCTAACGAATATCCTTTCAGTCGCTGGATGCGCCCTGCTAATGCAGCATACAAAGCACACGGATCTAAGTTTAAACTGAAGCGTGGTGCACCTCTCTATACAATTCGGTTCAGGGGTGGTAAGAACAATGCATATTCTTTCCAACGTTATGAGAAACCACATCCTCCTAGAGAGTTGCAAGTCAGGCTGAATCAACACCAAGCATTAAAGCAGTGGCAACCAGGTATATCCTGGAATCTCTTCAAGAAAGATGAAGAATCCAAGTGTCCTTATAAGTTCTGGAAATGACAAAAATCTATTACAACCCCAACTATCAGACTATCAAGGCTACTAACAGTCCTGCTCAGACTGACCTGTCACACCCTCTATTCATCCCTGAGTATTACATTCCACCTCAGCGATATATAGATTACGCCAAAGAACAGCACAAGGATCATTCCTATTACAAGTGTCCTGCCTGGAAACAATACTGGGCAAATACATTTGTTGTGTTCAATCAGATGGACATCAACTTTAAGTGGCAAAAGTCTGATGGTCTTGTCTATGACTCTTCATTTGACAGGAGCAAGGCTGCTGATTACATCTTTATTCAAGAAGGTAAGATTCAATCGTACGATAGTGCGAAGTCTTCCAACCCATATCAATTCAGAGACTTCCTGGTCATCCAGTGGTCACAGAGTATGATGTTTTGGCCAGAAAAACCTAATAAGAATCTGTGGATTGAGTTGATTCCTGCACCAGAATTGCATCACAAGACTGGTATGGAATTGATTGCAGCAGAAATCCCTCTGGGTAGATGGTATCGTTCTGTCAATGGTGCATATCGCTGCCACGCTACAGATGTGAAAGTCCCTAGGGGCACTCCTCTCTACTGTGTTCGCTTCCGTGGAAGTAAAGACAATAGTTATGATATCGAACGGTGGAAAGATTTTGAACCACCTAATGAAGTCCAACGAAAGTTCAGACTCAATCAAGGCATTAAGAACTGGCTACCAGGTAAGTCTTGGGGTATGATCAAGGACGATGTAGAGGAAGAAAGCAAGTGTCCTTTCTCATTCCTTTGGAAAAATGATAACAATTAGATGCAAGAAATGCGGTAAAGAACTTACAAGTTATACTATCGAAACCCACTGCTGTGGTTGCCCTAATATGGCAACCATTTCTGGTTCTACAATCACAGCCCAAGACTTGTCTGAAGTAGAGATTATCTCTCAGGATAAGATTAGTTCTAGTGAGAATGGTATTCTATCTCAACAGGATAGACAGTTCCAAGAGAACAGGAGACAAAGAAAAATTAGGAGGATCAACTTTGAAACTCGGTGACTTTGGGATTAAGCAGTATGAAATAGATCGACCGACTGCTACCCTTCTTCGTGATAGCTTATTACAATCAGAGGAACAGATCTTAGGACTTGGCGAGTCCCAGTATGACTATCCAGAGGATCAGATTACTGGTAAGATGCCTTACTACAATCTGCTCTCGGAGAGTGAGGACTGGTACACATATTGTTTGCCTTTCGTGAAAAAGATCGTGGCAGACTACCTATCACTACAAAATGGTGATATAATTATGTGTAATTCGTGGGGTAATATCCTGCGTCTTAACAACAAAATCTACCCGCACCGTCATTTCGGCATCCCTCCTACCTACGATACCAACCCACAAAGTGTATCAGGTAATATCTTTTTGGGTGCTGAAATTCCTACTGCTACTACATATATCTTAGGTGGGCAAAAAATAGATGTACCCAACGAGTTTGGGCTATTTACATTATTCCCACCGAACCTTTCCCACGCTGTGCGAGCGTATGAGGGAGAGGGTGTGAGAGTGAGTGCTGCATTTGATTGCATATGCACAAGTAGGGACCCTGACGGGAAAGTAACTGGTAATTTATGGTACAAATGGACTCACAATGAAAATCTTCCTTGACACATCTGACGTAGAAGAAATTAGAAAAAGGTATTACACAGGTCTGATCGACGGTGTGACTACCAATCCTACCCTGATGAAGAAAGAGGGTAGAGATCCAGTTAATGTCATCTCAGAGATCCAAGAGATCTTTGTCAATGATCCCAAGGCTAGTATTTCTGCAGAGGTATCTGGAGATACTGCTGATGAGATGCTCGCTATGGCAGAAGACTATCTCAGCATCGGTCCTGCTATCACAATCAAAGTCCCCTGCACAGTGGACGGTCTGCTCGCCTGTAAGGTGCTCTCTGAGCAGGACGTTAAAGTAAACGTGACTTTGATCTTCAACGCCGCACAGGCGATCCTGGCTGCTAAAGCGGGTGCTGCTTATGTGTCTCCGTTTGTTGGTCGCCTGGATGACCAGAGCATTGCTGGTCTTGAGGTGGTTCGTTCTATTGCTGACATCTACTGCCGCCACGGTGTTCGGACTGAAGTGCTGGCTGCATCTATCCGCACTGTTCCTCGTGCTGTTCGCTCCTGGTACAACGGTGCGAGTGTATGTACATTGCCACTGAAAGTCTTCGATTCAATGTATAATCATATTCTAACCGACAAAGGGTTGGAGCAGTTTAATGCCGACTGGGCGGCACTAATGAATGATTGAAGTATCAGTAACAGATTTCGAGAAAGACTTCGATACCTATATGGATAGGATCGAAGCAGGGGAAGAGTTTCTTATCCGACAACCTGATGGTAGAGGTGTTATGGCTGTGCCAGTGAACAAACTGTGCCAAGAGATACAGGAGACAGGGGATGAGGAGTTGTATAATCTCTACTGCAACCACGATGACGGTTGCTGATAAATTATAAGAAGGGTTTTCTTGACAGAGGACGCCCTTTCCCTTATACTACTAGAGTTCAACGCAAAACAATGTCGGTTCGTAAATCTTCGCTGACTACTAAGTTCAAATCTGATCTTAGTAAGTTGACCGCTGCGGTTTCTGGCGACGTTACTCTCGATGAAGAGTATCCACGTCTCTATCAGAAACTAATTCGTTACTACGAAGACCGTGGCGTCCAATTGTATGATGATCCCGAAGATGACTACAATGTCATTCTCGATTCTGTTGAAGCTGACCTTATTGAAAGTGGAGTATTCTAATGTCCTGGGTTGTTAAAGCCAGTCGCGCTGCACAGCAACGCATTATCACTATGCAAAATCAGGAAACTGATTTCAAACTTGAAGAGTTTTTACTCACCCACGAGAACCGTAAGAAGTTCCACTATTGCTATCTCCAACAACGATGACTTGCACTGCTTATCACACGGCTGCAGAGTCTGCTAAATCAGCAGTCATCTCTGCACTCAATGACAACGAAGACACCAACGTTCTCTCTGAACTGTGGCGTCACTACTTAGGTCTCCGTCACATTTCGGATAATCACAAGCACAAAGAACCAGAGGCACCAAAGTTTTCTGCACTTGGTGCAGAGTTCTATAACACTCCCTCTGGAGATGACCATATCAAGTTTGATATTGAAGGTCCCTATGCTGCACAACCAGTAGAATATAATTTTTCTGTTGGGCAAGATGTAATCACCTTCGGAGATACACATCTCCCTGGAGGAGCGAGTACGGACACGATCTCATTCAGTTAAATTCAGGGGTCTTCGGACCCCTTTTCTTTTGAATATCTTATTGAACTTATAATGGAGAGTGATGATTGATTGGCTCATCGGAGAGTATGACAACATTAAACAGGCGCAGTCGCAACCCACAAAATACTCTCACGTTCAACTCACATACGACCTAACTCAGGATGGATTTATCCACGTTGTGCAGAAGTATGTGCACGACGGTAGGATCTATCGTGAGCGCTATCACGACCTCGTTCAATTCTCTGACACCGAAGTGCTGGTCAGGAATTATCTTAAGGATTGGACAAGAAATGAGAACTGTGATATGCTATGCACCTTCGATTCCAAACTTGAGGTTTGGGTCGGAAAGGGAAGCCCCCTATGCACTTGCCGTGGTGCCCAAGTTGAGTCTCATTTTAGATTGACAGA